CTTTTCGATCCCAGCGTCGTGCGCCTCGTCCTCAGGCACCCACGTCTCGAACTCCGAGCCCGTGAGCGTCACCTGATACCGACGCTTCCCGCGCTGCTCCGGCGGGTCCTGAGTGTCGTCCTCCCACGGCTCCCTGCGCGCCACGACCTCAGGGTCGTCGTGCTCCTTGTCCGAGCAGTAGCAGAACAGGAACCCGCTTTCGGTCGGCGTGACCGCCGAGCCGGGGTTCTGGTGGCCGTCGAGGATCTGAACGACATCGTTGTCGTCGTAGGTCAAGCCGCCGCTGGGCTTCGCGGTGATGATGAGGGCGTGTGCCATTAGGGAACGGGTTGCGGCCAAGCAAGCGCTTGGAATTCAATGCGGGTGACGGGAGGAGATCCGCTGCCAGTCAGCGTGTCCTCCTGCGCTTCCTCTTCGGAGTCGATGTAGAAGCGGTTGGCGACGTAACCAGAACCTGTGCCGTCGTCGTGCGATGTGTAGAAGAACTGCGATCCGCCGTACGTGGCGTTCGCCAGCTGCAGCGTTGGAAACACGTCCTGTTGGACTTGAAACTGCTCCAGAGCTCGCCGGATCATTGCCTGCACCTGCGCCTCTGTCAGACCCGTGGTGATCGACGGCATAGCCTCTGGCGTGCGCAGGTGGCGCTGCAGCAGATCCCGCAGCACGTTGACTGAGCGAGCTGTCTGCTCAAGGTTGGTGGGGCTTGCGCGAGGCACCTGACTCATGACGTGGACCTCACGTCGCTTTCTGCGCTGATCTCGCCTCGGAGCTCGTGCACAGCCCATGCGCTGCCAATACCTCGCACGTCCACGTACAGCGCCGGAGCGCTGGCATTGACGCCGACTCCAAGGCCACGACCGGGCTCCAGCCGGGCAAACGTGCCGGGAGGCCCAGGCGCGTCTGCAGAGTTGCTGGCACGGATCGCGACCTCCACAGGGCCTTGATCCGTAGCCAGCTGCGCATACAGCCCCTGAATGCGCGTTTCAATGCCTTCGCGCCCAGAGATCAGCGGCCCCACCATCGCGTAGCTCTGGATCGGCTTGCCGTCGTCGTCCTGCGCGTACTGGTCCCAGCGCCGCACCTTGCCGTCACCAAAGGCAATAAGCAGCGAGCGATCCTCCGGCCCGTCGCCGTGCTGCGTAGCTGCCGTTGTAACGGCGTTCTCGAAGCCGCTGCCGAACGAATCCTTGTGCCACGCCCCGAGGCCCTCGTCGAACACAAAGTGCTCCACGTCGCTTCCTACGTTGTTCGCAAGGACGAACACGTGCACCGTCTTGTCGATCCAGTTGTAGCAGAGCTTGATCCGGCTCTTGGTGATGTCGATTTCCTCCAGCCGCCGCTGCACGCTCCCGTAGCTCACCACGCTGATCTGCGACTGGGCGTTGAGGAAGTTGACACCCCCGCGCGCAGAGAAGTAGTAGATGCCGCTCGACGACTCGCACCACGCGTAGCCGGGCGCGACGCCCTGGCTCTTGTCCAGCTGGTCGAGCCTGCCGCCGTCCGCAAGGTCTCCGGTCTGCACGAACAGCGACTCCGTGGTGCCGATGTACAACCGCGAGTCACGGAACGGGATCAACGCCGTGATGGGCTCCGGCGGCTTGCCCTGCGACGCGACAGTGCCCGCAATGGCCTGCGAGATGCTCTGGACCTCAGGGCCGTAGTCGAAGTCAAACGGGTCTCCGTAGCGGCTCTGGTAGACCGTGAAGGCGTTGTCGCCCCGCGCCATGACCAACCGCCCGCTGTAGGCCGCGATGAGCTCACAGCGCGGCGGGAAGCCGCCCTTGACGCTGTCGGCAAACGAGCGGAGCGCACCTGTCTCGTGGTTGTAGACGCGGTAGTCGAGGCCGTCTGCAATGAACGTGTTGCCGTACAGCGTCGCAAAGCCGATAGAACGCCCCACCAGCGAGCCAGGAGCTCCGATCTGCTCCCACGAGTCCTGCGCCGTCTTGCGCTTGATGGCGCCGGACGACATGACGGCAAGGTACTCGGCGTCGCGCCCTGACACCTGCCCAGTGTCGCGCAGCCCCATCAGCGTGATCTTGCGGGCTTCAGCGGACGGGCCAAGCACCGTAGGGTCTTGTTGGTCAAGGTCTCGCTGCGAGCTGAACGCAGCCAGCACGTACTCCGACCCGCTCGCGCCCAGACGTGCCGTCTCGTTGACCTGCAGCCCTGCGGTGGCAAGGTCTCGCACGCGCTGCTGCGTGGTAAACGACCACTGCTGCGCCAACGCATTCCCGTCAAACATCCGCAGCGTGTGCGCTATGTCTGTACCGCCAACACGCCGCGTAGACAGCGCCGCGTACAGCTGCTGCGTTGGACCCAGCTGAAGGGGCACGCGAGCTCTTTGGAGCTCTTCGTTTGTGACTACATCAACTTTGGTCTCCAACGTGAACTTGCGGCCTTCGTCCTTGATGCGCCGGATCATGGCGAGGTCTTGATCAATGGTCGTCGAAGCGGCCACCGTTTCGCCCGCCGTGAACACCTTGTCCTCGTGCAGAACACAGCCCAGCCCCACGCCTGCGCCCGTGAACGCTGACATCACCTCGCCGTCGCCTGCGAACTTGGCAAGGATCGGGTACGGCGACCGAAGCGCGTAGTTGATCTTGCCGCTGTCTTCGCGCGTGGTGTTGCCAATGCCTGTGGGAGGCACGTCCCAATACGGGTGTTGGCTTCCGCTACCTCCCGGTTGGTTGAGCTGCCCTTGCAGCCCAAACTTGTGTGCGAGGTAGCCCTCCAGCTTCTGACGGTACTCCGTCATGCTGCTGGTTTGCCTGTACGCGCTGATGAACTCACCAAAGTTGTGCGCGTAGGTCCTCGGAGCCACCGTGTTCAACGGCACGGACACAACTTGGTTGAGAACGCGGAACTGCCGAATCTGCGAATACTTCGACGAAATGCCATCAAACGGCTCGTTGAACGTAGTGACCTGCACATATCTGGCAAGCACTGGGGGTCCACCTTCAACAGGCTCCGAGAGAGGATCGACAGGATCGGGCGTGATAGTAATCACGTCTTTGTGCCACTCGTTGGGGCCGTTCTCGTCCAGATCAAGAGTGACAAAAGATTCGACGCTCGCCGTTTGCTCGTCATTTGTCACACGAACATGCACCTGATTGAAGCCGCGACCCTCGCCTCGATACTTGTATTCAAACGAAAATGTGTCCATCAACACGTTTTCGCCCATGTCGATGGTGTACACGGCCAGCCCGTTTTTGCCGACTTGACTGCTTGCTAACACCCGAGCTCCAGTCGTGGCATCTCTGTTTGTCCACGGGCCTGCGCGGCTTGCCCGCGAGTCATACCTGCATCCAAAGCCAACGCCGGAACTGTTCGAGTCGTTGTTCAGAAGTACGTTGTTTCTGGTTTTGGCAGGGGTCGAGTTGCCATATGCCAGCGGAGCAATATTGCGTGACAGGTTGTTGTAGTTGACTCGGTAGCCACCCCAGCTGCCGACAGCTCCGGGCAACTCTACCGGGTACAGCGAGGGAGAGACAACGCTGTCGTCTGTGGGCGCGTACTCAAACGGCCCTGCGTTGTCGATGGTAAGGTCAGCGCCAGACAGATTTGCTATTTGCTGGCCGACCAAACGCCCATCGACATACATGTCGATGGTGACCTGCTCATTTGAGCCGTTGTTTACCTGCGCAACTTGGTAGGCAATGACGGAAGCATTGGTCGCAGTTGAGGCGCCAGTTTGATCTGTGCCAATGTTTCCCTCCAGAGTGGGAACATTGTAAGGCGGTGTCGCTAGAGACCACACCTGCGTGCTTGTTGCTTGCGTCGCGTAGGAGATCGGCGCAATGTTTCCTGCTGCGCCAGATTGGTTCCAAAGACCACGATTTACAGTTCCCGGTGGCATTTCGTCTGGCTGCAATTGCACCGCGAACGCAGCAACAAATGATTTAGTGCCATCGGGCGCTTCGTCCGATCCGTTCTCCTGTGGACCGTTTGGCAGAATCGTGAACGCGTTGTCTTTGCCTGCCTCGATGGTGTAATCCGTGCCGAGAGCAGCGTTGCTGCTAAACTTCACTCCACCAACGCCACCAAACGCGGCCTGCGAAAACGAAGGCGCCAAGGGGAACAGCGCTTCTGCTTTCTTTAGGGTGCGCTGTGGCGACGTTTCGTCCGGCGTGTAGAACTCTTGCTCGTCGAAGCGTCGATCTCGCAGCTGGTCGATGACTGTTTCGTCTGACACGGATGTCGTTGTGTCATTGACGTGAAAGGCGTCGAACCATGCCCATCCGTCCGTCTGCCACTCTGGATCCATTGACGGAATCCAGTCCACGCTGGTCTCTCCAAACCCTTGGTTTTGATAACCACGACGAGGGTTGGACGGCGCGCTGATAAACGCCTCGCCGTTGTCGTTGACCTTCAGGTCTACAACTGGGCGCGGAAGGCCGTCACGCGACCACAGCACCTCTGGCCCCACAAGCGGAGCTCCAATGCGCGCAAGTTTGCCGTCTTGAATGGTGCCGTTAGCTGTCGCAACAGGCTCTGACACGACGAACAGCGAGCCGTTGTTGTACCCGATGGCAACCACCGGATCTTCGAACTCCGACTCCCACGACTGCAGCCAACGCCCGTCCTCCTCGCGCGCGTACCGCCGCACAAGACCCTTGGCAAGCGTGGTCTCCTCCCTGGTGAAGCAGGCAAAGATCACGCTGCCGTCGTCGGCAATGATTAGGTCGTCCACCACCTCGTAGCCGTACGGAACCGTGGACTCGATGGTGGCCGTGATCTTGCCGCTGAGCGTCAGGATCTGCACCATGCCGGTGTCGAGCAAGAAGTAGCCCTGACCGTCCGGCCCTTCCGCGCAGGCGACTGCAGCTGACTCCAGCGACGTGCGCCAATCAAACTCCACCTGCTCAGGAACTACGTCCGACTGCGCATCGTCCGTAAGCGCGGCCCACTCGCGAGCTCGACGCTGACGGAACGTGGTCATCAGCAGCGTCGGATAGCCGTCTCCCGGCGCATCGCCAAACGGAGACAGACCAGCACGCTGAGCTCCCCACACCGCCTTGCCCGTGCGCGGGTCGATGCCCCGCACGTTCACGCCATCCCGATACGTAGCTGCCTGACGTTCGGCGTCAGCCACACCGTCCATGAGCCCGCGCGTGATCGGGCCAATCGGGATTCCTTGCATTACCTAGGAGCTGAGTACCAGCGGTAGCGGTCGTAGAAGCCGGAGTTGGTCGTGCCGCCCCCAGCAATCAGCTTGCGCTTGCCGAAGTACATGCCTGAGGCAGCAGCGCGCGGCGTAAGCGCGCCAGACACCATGCCGTCCTTCTTCATCGCGTTCAGGCCCACCGGCCCGCTGAAGAAGGTCTGATGCATCGTGTCGATGTTCATCTGGGGCTGCTTCTCGCGGCCCGACGCGTAGCGGCGCACCCACTCGCGGAAGGCGCGCTGCAGCGGCAGCGGAATGTCCGCTGTATCTGCGCTCTTGTTGAGCGGCTTCCAGCCCGCCGTGTAATCGAGCGACACGGTCTCGGTGACCCCTGCCGGGAATATCTCGATGAACAGCCTGTAGGCGTCGTCGGAACCTTGCGTAGCGAAGTACGAGGTCGCGATGGGCTGGAACTCACGCCCGATGGACGCGAGGTAGCGCTCCTTCTCCGACGAGAACGTCGGGAAGTCGTAGATCGGGATCGGGGTCCAGACCGAGTTAGGCCGATCAAGAGAGGTCGCAACGTCCTCGACGTAGTCGGGCAGCGCGTACCTGCTCTCGGTCGGCACTAGGTCGATGGTGAGTGAACGCGCACGGAGGTATTGCCACTCGTGCGCGTCCACCCACGCGGCGCCCGCCTCATTCACCAGTTCTTCAGCCGAGCTCCGGGCAGGATCCCGCCCAAGCTCTTGACGAACCGATTCAGTCAGCGAGCGCAGCGTCAGCATCAGGCGTGCGTGTCCACAGAACCAAACCCGTAGATGCCGTCGAAGTGCACCCACACAAGGTTGGCTCCGGTAGCCAGATCAGCAGCGGCGTAGGAACGGGCAAGGTGCCCAACAACCTTGTGCGGCTTGTTTCCGCCGCCCGCAGGGACCACCAGCATCCCTTCGGCAGCGGCGGAGTCGCCGGTCACAAGCGCGGTGCCTGCGTCAAGGTTCGCAGCAGCGGCGAGGTACACGTTGACCTGCAGCGTTGCCGGGCCAAACTCAAAGGCGCCTTTTTTGGTGGCGTCAACGCCATCAACCTGTTGGCAGACGGCAACGAAGCCAGCTCCGATTTGCGCATCCGTCGGGGCATCGTCGGTGCGAGTGACCTGCAGCATGTAGCTGGCCTCGCCACCAATGTCCGTGGTGGTTTGATCAGCGGTCGCATAAGCGACATCGCCGAACACGCACGAGGTGCTGCCGGAGGCAAGCTTGCAGACCTCACCGATCTGCGCTTCTTTCGGGATGATGCGCCACGGGGAACCGGAGTGCCCACGTTGCGTCGTGATGATGCTTTTACTCATGGTCCAATCTCCTGATCAGAGAGCGATGGTGTAGTTCGGAATGTCCGCGTTCGGCATCAGGATGCCGTTCGTAATGAAACGCTCGTAGTGCACGTTGCCAAGGAAACGGCCAAGGCGGAACATGACATCCTTGTTGATCGGAGCCATCGACTCCCAAGCATCTTGCTCCCAACCACGGTTGCTGTGGAAGAACAGGTTGACCGTCCTTGGGTCAAGGAAGTAGTAGTACCCGCCAGTGATGCCGAGCGGGTCGCGCTCGGTGACCGGGGCGCGGTCTGCGGCACTCGTAACGCCGCCGGACACGTCCGGGTACAGCTTGGCATCACGCAGCGTGTCGGCCGTCATGAGCGGGATGGCGCCGTAGCGCGCAACCGAGCCCTGCGACGGGTTACCGATCGGAGCGATGGTCGCGAAGAGCTCGCCGTGCGCCCGGTTGGTGCGCTGGAAGTAGCGCTTCGCCTCGCGGGTGCAGAGGATAGCCTTGGGCTCAAGCTGCAGGCCCTCGGCAAACTCACCAGCAAGCGGGACGGGCTTCCAATCCAGCAGATCCAGCATGTACTGCATCTGGTCGAGGATGTTGTTAACGTCTGCGCCAGCAGGACCAGAAGCACTTTCCTCGTACTTGACCTTCGTCGGCGCAAGCTGCGATCCGCCAGTCGAGTATTCCTTGCCGTAGCTGTCCTCGCGCGCGAAGTCGCCAGGGTTGAGCCCTTGGATGGTGGTAGTCAGCGGGTTGCCGTCACCGTCCGGGAACAGGTTTTCCTTGGTGAAATCGCCAACGGCGCCAATGCCGTAGTGCTGGCTCTCCCACACGTTGCAGAAGGTCCACAGCGATTTCAGGTCCAGCATGCCGGTGCCGGAGTCGGTGAACATGCTCTTAGACGGAGTCGCACCGAGCGCCTTCTCCATCTTCTTCAGCGCGTCAAGGGTGAAGTCCTTGTTGCGCTTCTTGAGGATGGAGTAGAACCGCTGAGAGTTCGAGTCCGAGAAGATGCTGTCGCCTTGCAGGTTGATCTCGTGCCACGTGATCTCCTGGCCCCACTCGTACTCGGTGAAGGGCGTGGACATCTTGTTCATGGTCCCGCCAGCCGGACGACGGTGGTCGTCGGCCATGCGCTTGGGACCAAACTGCGTGTTGGCAATCTCGCCATCAAACAGCGTGGTGATGTCCGTACCAGAGGAGAAGAAGTCGAGGTTGTCACGTCCCTCAAGGAACATGGACAGCATCGCAAAGTCCTGCTGACGCGCGCCCGTCCACGGGAGCTCGTCGCCTCGGACGTACGCAGGACCCTGCGCGGGGAAGGTGGAGTTCGCCAGCTGGACGAACTGCTCAATGGGGTTACTCATTGGATTGTAGTTGGATCACCCTTTACGGCGCTTGCGTTGCACTGCCTTGTTGTGCTGGTCGATGCGCTTTGAGGCCGTAGCAAGCATGTCCCCCAGTTTGGGGTTCTTCGCGTTCTGCAGCTGGATCTGCCGCAGGCGCTCAAACTTGGTCCGGTCGTCAATCAACGTGTCGGGCTCCAGCGACGGGGAGGCAGGCGCCTCAAGGTCCGGCGAGGATGAGGTTTGTGAAGATGAAGACTCAGCCTTCCCGCCGTACACCATCGTCGCCGCCTCACGGAACGCTTCCGTCAGCTGCGAACGGTCGTACACGCCGCCTTGCAGGAGTGCTGCCACTCGCTGCCCGACTTCGGGGTCAACCTTGTCTCCTTGCAGAAGCTGAGGGAACTGCCCCTTCAGCGCTTGCGCCGCGTTGCTGATCATCTGCTTGGCGCTCATGTCAGCGGCAACCTGCTGTGCTACACCTGCAGCACCCTCAAGCTGTGCGACCTTGGCCTCCAAGCCGCCAATCAGTTTGGCGACAGCCGTTGCGGTTTCTTCCGACAGCTCACTTTGCAGGAGCTGTTGCACCTCAGCGCTCACTTCGCCAGGGGCGGCTGCTTCCGGCGCAGCGGCCTCGGCGGCATCAGGCTGACCCGCGTCCTCGGACTGTACCATTTGCTGGTACGTGTCTAGGAATTCCTGCGCTTTTTCCGCCTTGACGTTAGCGGCAAGCGCTTTTGCGACTTCCTCAGGGATGCCTGCGTCCACGGCCTTTTGCCGAAGCGAGTCGCGATCAGCAATCGCCTCCTCCCGCGTCTTACGCGGACGCCCCTCCAGAGCCGCCTCAATGGCGTCTGTGGTGTCGTCTGACTGTACAGGCGCATCTGCGCTCTCCGTGGCCTCAGGGGCCTCCTGGGGCGCTTCTACGGCCTCTGGCTCCGGCAGCGGAGCCACGGCATCGACCGCAGCGTTGTAAGCAGGCTTCTCTTGCTCGTTTTGCGAGGCGCGTAGGGAAGCAAGCCCGTTGGCAAACCGCTCAGCTGCCGCGTCTTCGCTATTCGTCGTCGTCTCCGATTCCGCCATCTGGATCCCACTCAAGTTGGTGTCCCTCTACAGGGTTGTCGTTGAACTTAGCCATGTACTCCTGCACCTCACGGCGTGAGTCGAATGCAGGACGACCTCGTTCGTCGTAGTGCTTTGCAAGCGTCCGGCCCTGCGCCAGAGCGTGCTTCTTATTCGGCAAGCTGTGACCGATGAATCGGTACTGCTTGACGCGTGGCTTTTGCGGCACCGAGGGGACGCGCGTGTACGTCTTGCCCTCGTCCTTGAACGTCTCGCCAAAGGCAGGCGGGTTGCTGGCATCGACCAGCACCTCGACTCGGCGCCCGCGCGCGTCGTGCGCGTCGATTGTGATGAAACTCATGAGGTCTGGTAGGTCCCCGGATCAACTCCTGTGGGCGAGCTCGCGCCGCCCGTTGCTTCACGCAGCGTGGCCCCCTGCCTCGATGCGTCTGCACTCTGACCGGACGCCGTGGCATCCCCAAAACTGCCCTGAGCCAGCTGCATTTGCAGCATAGCCTGGAGCACCTGTCGATCAAGAATGCGGTCCTCGTTGCCCACACCGAAGGCGATAGCCGTCTCGCGCACACGCGTGGACCAGTCGATGTGCGGCTGCGTGGCCGCTGCTTGACCAAGCATCATGAGCTGCTGGTTCCACACAGACTGCTTCGCAATGGCCGCGTCGCCGCGCGAGCCGTCGATCGAGCCAGGGTCGACCCGGATGTTGAGCGAATGCCAGTCAAGGCCGTCCTCGCTGTTCGCGAAGTCGCCCCCTTGGTACATCATCGGCTTCTCCGCGAACTTCATCGCCAACTGCTCAATGTCTTGCGGCATGAGCCTGTTCGCCTGCACGAGCGGCGCCAGCTTAGCTCGCAGCACGTCCTGCCGACCACGCTCGCTCAGGCGAATGGCAACGCGGTCGTCATGCGCGATCTCCCAGGCCATGCGCTCCAGCCCCTCACGCACGAACCGCTCCCAGCGGGACAGGATGTACTGCACCTTGGTGCGCACCGTGTTGGCCGCAACAGACACAGCAGTTGCCGTCGCCTTGTCGTTGGCTAGGCCGCGCGCAGCGTCGTCAATGCCGAGCGCGCGTTGCGCGTTCATCTGCACCTCGCGGAGCTCGTTGACCTCTGCAGGCCCGATCTCCCCAGTTTCCACGCGCTCTAGGACGCGCCCGTCTCGCAGGCCCGGCAGCGGCACGAAGGCGCCATCCGGCGCGTTGTGCAGCTCCTCCATCTCGGCCTGATACGCAGCGTCGTATGCGTACTTGACCGTGTGCCTGCGGATCTTCTCGTGCGCTGCGAAGCTGACCGCGTCCAGCATCTGCAGCGCGTCACTGTTTGCAAGCAGCAGCGTCGTGAAGAAGCTGTCGCTGCCAGTCGTGTACTGCCCCTCGAAAATGTGTGGCCCGGCAGGATGTCCCTCCCAATAGAACGGACGGCGCACCTCGATGCCCAGCTGCGTGCCGCTCTGATCCACCTCGGTGCTGCGACCGATGGTGTGAATGGTGCCCGGTTGCGTTGGCTTGGGCTCGGTGCCGTCAATCGTGCCGCCAGGGACGTAGATGACGCGATACGACACCTCGTCATAGTCCTCGTCACCAACAACGCTCAGCGCCTCGACTGCGTCCACGTACCAGTCGTTGCTGTTCTCTTCAGCGCGCTTGCGCAGCAGCTTGCGGCACTCCTTCACGTCATGCCACGTGAACCGCGCCTCGGCCAGCGTGCCGCCTTGGTAGTCGAACCCGCACATGCGCGGATCAAGTCGCTTGAGGCGCGGCCAGCGCGCCGGGTTGTCAACGCGCGGCGTCTCCGTGGCGCGCGGCGACTTCGAGTCGTCCTCGGTGCCACCATCGTCGAACGGCTCGAACATCCGCCCCTGCATCGTGGCGCGCTCCTTGCGCGTCAAGTCGCTCATCTTGGCGCGCGGCTTCTCGATGAACATTGCCGCGTACGGCTTGAACACGAAGTCCCACGCCGCAGGCTCCAGCGCTTCGTTCAGGTTCTGCTTGTGGCAGATCTGCGTGCCCGCCGCCGCGATAGCTGCAGCCTGCAGACGCTCCTCGTACGTGCCGTCGCTGCTGACCTCCATGATGGGCGACGACGTGACCATCGACGGCAGCAGAGTCGTGAACAGCGCGAAGCCCATGTTCTCTGGGCTTGTGCCCGTCGTCGGCGCGTCGTGACACAGAGCTCCTAGCGCTGCGTCCTCGCGCTCCTTGGCAAGGTCCAGCACTCGGTTGCGATGGTTCTCTGAGGCGTCACACAGGCGCGCGAGAACGGTGGGGTCGGTGTCAAGCATTGGTCTTCGCTCGTTTGTTCCAGTAGCTGTCGTAGAGCGCACGGCGCAGGTTGATCTGCGGGTTGCCCTTGTTGATCTTCTCGGCCACGCTGCGGCCACCCAGCAGGTGCACGCGCATGTAGCAGGTGGCGTCCAGTCCGTCGTCCACGCACGCCTTGTCCGGCTTATCCTCAGGACGCCCCGTGTGCCGCGAAGCCTCGTACGGCGCGTACACGTAGCCTGGGACCTCCTCCACGGTGCGCTTGATGCTCAGGTCAGGGTCAGGGGCATGCGCGAGCGCGTCACGCTTGAAGTACACGCTGGGCTTGCCGTCGCTGGCATCTGCAAACAGCTCGCGCAGGATCTCAAGGTTGCTCTGCTCTCGGTTGCCACTGCGCTTGTCGCACGGCACCGCGATGCGACTCTTGGCGCCCGCCTTTGACTGCAGCTCGGTGTTGAAGTGGTGGATGGTGTCAATCGCGGCGTTGTCGCAGACGATGGTGCGGAGCTCGTACTTCTTGGTGAACTGCACGGCCCAGTTGGCCCACCACGTCAGCGTCTGCCCGCTGCGGTAGACCTCCTCGACCAAGTACATGCGCCCTTCGTCGTCGATGGCCCAAACGGCCAGCACGCCCGCGTGACGGATGCCCCAGTCGTACGACGCGGCGTAGCCTTTCACGTCTACGAAGTCGCCCAGCACGGGATGCGTGCGGTGCAGCTTGATGCGGTCACGCTTGCCCGGCTCGCGCACAATCTCGCCGTCGAAGATGTGCCGCGACTCGTCCCAATCGAGGATCTGGCCCTCAGCTGCCACCCACTCGCCTGCGATGTAGCGCGCAGCTCGCGGCCCACCCTTGAGGCGCTTGAAGAGCTCCTCGCGATACTCTGCGCCAGCAGGCGTGAAGTCGCCCTTTTGCAGGTCAAAGTAGCCAGGGTTGTCCTTGAGCGTCGTCTTGATGCGCACACAGTCGCCCCGGATCATCCGCTGGTTGAGCCAGTGACCGGGGTACTCAGGGTTCACGTCGAGCATCAAGGCACGCCAAGGCACCTCAACGCCACGGCGCTTACGCTTCCGCGTGTGCAGGCCCTCGATGTGCTCTTCCTCGAACTCGGTGCCTTCCATGCACCAGATCAGGTCGTACGCCATCGACTTGACGCGCGCCCACTGGTCCATGCCCCTGCACCAGATCTTTGACCCGTTCGGGTACTTGTACACGTCGCGCGAACGGTGCGACGGGATGCGGCCTGTGCCTTGGTCAAGCATCCACATGTCCCACGGGTCTGTGGGGTCAAGGATCTCCTCCTCCCACATCTGCATGAACGAGCCCGCGAGGTCTGCCTTGATGCGGCGCAGCACGAGGATGTTGGCGCCGGGGAACGTGCGCGCGAAGAACTTGGTGATGCCGCCAAAGACAACGCTCTTGCCTGTGCCTGTTGGCCCCTCGGCGCAGAACTCTGACGGGAGCTCGTCGTACTTGCCCTGCTGCAGCGGCAACAGAATCTGTTGATACAGCGGTCCCTGGAAGCGCAGTGACTGGACACGTATGCGCTCCGCTGCAGGCACTACCTGACCTCGATTTCGTTGATGTACTGCCGCTGGTCGCCGTCCGTCAGCAGCATGGTGTAGGTCAGCCGGAAGGTGGGCTCGTCGTAGCCCGCAGGAGGCGTCCACGCGTGCGAGACGTTGTAGCCACCCTGCCGATTCCAGCGCTGGTCACCGAAGCGTGGAGCGCCGTACACGTGGCGCAGCGGATCGAGGCCGTACGACTCCAAGCCGATCCAGCTGCGGTTGTCCGCGTCGTAGAGCTCGACGTACAGGTCAAACTGCTGCACGTCACCCACGGTCAGGGACGTGCCCTGCATGCCTGCAAGCATCGCTGCAGTCCATACCTGCTGGCCCGGCTGCGGACGCGTACGGACGCGCACGCTGTCCATGACGCTGCCGTTGGGGTACGAGTCCAGAGCTCGGTTGCGGGCCGTGAAGCCGACGACGCGCGTGACGCGGTTCTCAAAGCTGTCTTCGGTTGCCGTGACGACCGTCACATCGTCGGAGCCGTCGATGTTGAACCACAGGATGTAGCGCTCGTCGTACCGTTGCGCGTACACGTCTTTGCCCGTCACCAACAAGGCGGCTCCGGGATCGACCGTGCCGCCGCCAAAGCTCGTAATGCCAACGCGGCTCCCAACAAACGGAGTGCCCGCAGGGATGTCGAAGCGCCACGTCCAGACAGTAGCGCCTGCGCCTGTGTTACGTCCGTCGCTGTCCCCCTGCTTCGGGTAGCCCTCAGCGAGCTGCACAAACGGGCCTGCCTGCGTTGTGCCAGTGGCGCCAACGATGTTTTGAGCTGTGTCTGCAGCATCGGGGTCCGTCAACGGCGTGCCGAACACCA